TGTTGTAATGGTTCCTCCAGTTGCAGTTGTAAATAAAGCTTGTTCAGTTATATCTGAAGCTTTTGCTTGACCCACTGATAACCAACCTTTTGTAGAATCTACATATAGTAAAACTATAGATAGACCCTCTGTACTAATAGTAAAATTATTTGCTGTTCCTTGTATGTTAGAACCATTTCTACCGATTGTAATATTATTTGTATCAGCTGTGTTTGCATAATCTTTGATACCAACAATATTTCCCGCACTTGGGGAGGAAGGTAATGTCACTGTTATAGCTCCAGATGTTGTGTTTACAAAATAACCTTCACCATTTGCTGCTGTGAAATCACCAGTCTTTACAGTTGTTTGCCAACTAACTTGACCCTCAATATTACCAGTTATTGTGCCACCTGAAATCGTTCCTGTGTTTGTGATTGTTCCCGAGTTGGTAATTGATCCTGCTGATGTTAAGGTTACACCAGATGGAATAGCTACAGTATCACCACTATCTCCAAGTGTGACTGTGCCACAATTTGCTGTTGGTGTAATTTTATTAACTTTAACTTCACTCATATTACCTATTGAAATTTATACCTTATTACTACTATACCTGATCCTCCATTATTACCTGCAGAAGAAGATCCGTTAGAACCTCCAGCACCGCCACCGCCACCTGTATTATCTGTTCCGTTAGAATTAGTGTCTCCACCACCACCAACTCCACCTGCTCCATTAGCTGGTTCTTTTCTTCCACCAGCACCACCACCTGCATAATGTCTAAATGATCCACAAGATTCACCATTTGCTCCAAAACCAGTTGGTAAACCTGCTCCTGCTCCACCAGCAGCAACTCCTGGACTACCGTTTGCCCCTACAGCTGTAGCACCACCTCCGGCACCACCTTGAGAATTTGGATTCGAAGGGAAAATAGAAGCTCCACCATTATTACCTTGAGAAGGACTAACTGGAGGGGTATTTCCACTTCCACCTGCTACCGGATTTGGAGAACCTGCATTTCCTCCTCCACCAGAACCTCCTGGAGAACCTGTTCCACTTGCTCTAGAAGGATTATAACCACCTTTTCCACCACCTGTAGATGTTATAGTTGAAAAAATTGAATCTGCACCATTAGCACCGTTTCCTGCCGGAGCACAAGGACCACCTGGAGACGATGCTCCTGATCCTCCACCACCAACTGTTATTGGATATCCTTGAACTGAAACTGGTAATGCAGCAGGTCCGTTTAAAGGTTTTGCTGGAAAAGTTAATGGTGCTAATGTAGGACTAGCGAATCTAAATCCACCAGCTCCACCACCGCCACCGCCATCTCCTGGACCTTTAGCAGATCCTGATCCACCACCTGCTACAACTAAATACTCTACAGTAGTAGAACCACCCGGTTGTCCTGCATTTGATACACAAAATGTACCAGGTCCTGTAAATGTATGAATTTTAAAATCTCCACACTCTGTTTCTGTACCACCTGAAGCTTGAATAAAAGGATTTCCTGTTTCTGTGTCTTCTGCGTTTTGAACGTTAACCCATCCTTTAGTAGAATCAACATATATAAAAGTAGCTGCTTGACCATTTACAGCTAATTTTACATCTGCAGCAAAACCTCCAATTTTTTCTGAACCATTAGGTGATATTGTTAAATTATATGTTGCAAAATTTCTTGCATAATCAGAAAAAGCAACTATTGCCCCTGCTGTTCCCGCAGGTAAGTTTGCAGTAATTGCACTTCCTTGATTTATAAAATATCCTTCACCACTTGCTGCTGTGAATGTTGTAGTCTTCGGTGTAGTTTGCCAATCAACAGAACCTGACCTACCAAAACCAGATTGTGACGCACCTGCTGCAAGAGCAACAGTATTACCACAAGCTCCAATTGTAAGTGTGGTTCCACACTTAACAAGCATGTTGTTATTACCTTGATCAGCTATATTATCTACTTTTATTTTACTACTCATAAATTACCTACTGAAATTTGTACCTAATTATTACTATACCTGATCCTCCAGTTGTACCACCACCTGGAGTACCATTGCCTGGATTACCTGGACCTCTACCTCCTGCACCTCCACCTCTATTGGCTGTTCCACTTCCACCACCTGCGGGATTGGCTGCTGCTCCACCATTAGCTCCACCACCAGTTCCACCAGTTCCGCCAACACCTCCGCCTCCTCCTCCAGCGTAGGCAACAGGACTTCCAGAAATATGTGTTGTAGCTCCATCACCACCAAATCCACCACCCGCGCTAGGATTTCCACCACCGCCTCCAGCTTGTGTTGCTCCACCGCCACCACCTGAACCTGCATCAGGGGGACCACCTGGACTATTTCCACCAGGTTGTCCTTGAGGTGGACTTACTGGGGGAGTATTTCCTGCTGAAACACCTGGATTATTACCACCTCCACCAGTTCCTCCAGCGGATCCTCCTGTGGCTGCTGTTCTACATGCATCAAAACCTCCTAATCCACCACCTGTTGATGTAACTGTTGAAAAAATAGATGGGTTACCGCTTGTACCTCCTCGTGGTTCAGAAGTAGGTCCTGCACTTCCACCTCCACCAACTGTGATTGGATAACCTTGTGCTGTAACTGTTATTGCAGTACCACCTGGATTTCCATTTAGTGGACTTGCCGTGTAACAATCAGCTGGACCTTTGTATTCTCTAAAACCACCTGCACCACCTCCTGCTGTCGGGTTTGCATTAGGGCCAGTTCCTGCTGAACCTCCACCTCCAGCAACGACTAAGTAAGAAACTATATTGTCTGCAGGTGTGCTTGAAACTTTACAAACTGTAAAAGTTCCAGGTCCTGTAAAAGTATGAATTTTATAATTTCCAGAAGTTGTAATTGTTCCTCCAGTTGCAACTAAAAAAGGATTACCTGTAACATTTGATGTTGAATCTTGTACGTTTTTCCAACCTTCAGTGTCATCAACATAAACAAAAGTAACTGATTGACCTTCTGTCGATAAAGCTATTGTAGCCGCTACTCCACCAATTTTTTGAGAACCATTTGGTGCAATTGTTAAATTATTGGTTTGAAAAGTATTTGTGTAATCAACAACAGAAACAATGTTACCCGCAGTTCCTGCTGGTAGGTTCATAGTTATTGCGCCAGAAGATGTATCTGCAAAATAACCCTCTCCGTTTGCTGCTGTAAAGGTTGTTGTCTTAATTGACCCTGTTTGCCAGTCTACAGTTCCTGTTCTCCCAAAACCTGATTGACTAGCACCAGTTCCTAAAGTTACTGTATCACCAGATTCACCTAGTGTTAAGGTAGTTCCGCATTGTGGTGCAACTGTATTTACTTCTATTTTACTCATTAAATAATTACCAAAGTTCCTGTTACTGTTTGAGTTCCTGTGATTGTTACAGGACCTGCTAAAACTCCAGAATCCAAAGTTTGATCTTCAGATAGAGTTGAATTATGTGTTACTACATATTTTGTTGCATCCATGCCAGGTGAAATAGTTTTTGTATGTGGAATTGTACAAAAAACATCCTTAGTTCCAGCTGAAAAATCAACCTTATTGTTTGAATTAGTAGATGATATGACTGTGTCTCTTGATAAAGTGTCCGGACTTGCATCTGTAACTGTGCCAATACCAACTTCAAATTCGTCTTGACCAGTATTTTGAATGCAATAATAGGTTTTATTGGTCGTACCAATACCTGCTACGAACCCTATAAAATCTTGTGAAGCACCTGCTAGATTGATAGTTCCAGTTCCAGTTGAGGTGCTTGTTTCTTTAACTCTATCATTTAAGACAAGAGCCATGCACCCTCCTTAACTAATTCTTAATATTGCGTTTGTTGAATTGAACGTTGGAAACTGAATTGTAAAAGTTCCCGCAGTTGCAGTTTTGTCTCCACCAAAGTCAAGAACAGCTACAGCTTTATTTGATTCAGATGTATTGTAAATTAATGCACCTCTTGCTGTAAGTGTTACTCCAGTAAATGATAATTCTGCAAAATCAACAATTGCAACTCCAGTATCTAATGAAGTTGTTTGTCCAGTTAACACGCCACCACCTGATGTATATTGACCAGTGTTTCCAACTTCTTGTCCTGTTGTAAAAGATGTTGTTGCAGCTGATAAGTTTGCTGAACTGTTGTATAAAGCTAACTTAAAAACATCACCACCTGATTCTAAATCGTGAATACCTTCAAGTATTTCTTTTTTAAATGAATTTGCTACTGCTTGTGCTATTGCCATAATTTTTCTCCTTATAAAATTGTATTCGGTGATGGAGATGCAATTTTTTGTCTTGGTACTCCATCATCGTATTCAGCTCTTCTACGTCTACCCATTTGTTGTATCGCAAAAGCCTGTAAGCCTTCATTATACCTCTCTTTATACAGTTTGTACATATCCATGGGGCCTTTAAGATAGCCAAAAGCCTCAACTAGTACACCATGAAGAAGCATGGCTTCTTGGTATTGAGCAAGGAATGTATTATTTGTACTCGTAAAATGTGGAGGAGTAATAATGTAGTTTAGTTGCACTGCATATGCCTGATCAGGCACAGGAGCTACTACTATGTTATTCTCATCCCAGTTAGCGTAGAATTTTGGCTGACCTGTAGCACCTGAACCATTAAATTCAGAAATAAAGCTTGTATCTCTTTTTTCCATGTAAGTTCTAGCAGATGTAAGGTCTGATGTAGCAAATACTTGTAGTGATCTAATAACTAAAAAATCAGATGGCATCACAAGAAATCTTTTATTTGTATTAAAATTAGATGTTGAATATTTTCTTGTATCATCATAATCAACTTTTCCTGCGATATCTAATTCTGTGTTTCTTATAAATTGATCAAGTAAAGTATCAGATAATACGTTACTATCTACTTCAGCATAGCTTCTAATTTGAGTTAAAAAATTTGAATAAGTAATAGCCATTATGTTGTTATTGTTACACTCCCTAATGTTACATTAAGTTGTCTTTCTCTGTTTTCTTCAGATGGGTTTTGTGGAACCATAGAAGCTACAGTTGTTGTTATACCATTTCCAGTGAACAAAGATCTATTTACTTGAAAATCAAAATTACCTGGTAATGAAACATTGACCACGGTTACTGCTGCACCACCAGAATCCACAATTGTATTGTCGTTAGGTGCAAAAGTTGGATTTAATGATTTCATTGTTTGTGGTTGTTGAAATCTTTGTGGTCTAGTATTTTGTAAAGCAATAGCATCTGCAGTGTTATATCTTCTTTGTATCTGAGGATGTTTTGGTTCAAACTCAGATATATGCACTAATGAACCATTCCATTCTTTTACCATTTCATTATATGGAAAAGCTTGACCTGATCTATCTGATATTGCTTGTGATTTATTTCCTGTTGCGTATTTTGCCATATTAACTTACCGTTGGATAAAAAGTTTGTGGAGCAATAAATGTTGAAGCTCTTTGACCATCTTCATCTAAAGCTCTTTTTAACTCATCTTCATAAATTAATTTATTTTGTTGCACTAATGAAGGAGCTTTTTTCATAGCTAGATAATAAGCAAGACCTGCGCACATGCATGGTAAAAATCTATATGCAACATCCGCTTGATTTGTGTATGATCCTGCATCTTCAATTCTGTTAATAGAATAATATTTCAAATGTGTGTATGTATTTAAATCAGGTGTGATGTATAAAAATATTTTTGGTAATGTTTCTCTTTTTACATAATATTGTGATGGTTGACCTGTTGCGCCTTTGTTTGGTAAAGCTGCATAAGCAGATCTATCTATTTTTGTAAGTGATACATCAGTTCTATCTCCTGTATTCGCAGATGATGTGGAAACAAAAGCTTCTAACACATCGTTAGTATTTGCAGCTGTAGAATATTCAGCTTGTCCGTTTACAAGTGCTATTGTATTTAATGTTACTTTCCAAAGATGAATACCTCTGTTACCCCATTCAGCAAATAATAAATTTAAACTTCTTCTAGCAGATCTAAGATCATAACCTGCATTTGTAGAAAGACCACATCTTTCATATCCTTCATCTATAATCTCATCTATGTTTAAATCGAAAGCTGTAGTACCTGATGTAGCCATTATTTTTTAAATCCTTTTAACATAGGTCCATAATATTTAACTAGACTTGGATTTGATACTTTTTTACCAGCTATTTCAGATTGCATGTATGAACCAATATATGGCTCTTCTTTCATTTTAGTACCTGGAGCTTTTGATGTAGTCTCGCTAAATGCTGCTCTACCCATCGCTGCTTTGAATTTAATCCTGTGTTTGATAGCCATGTTTCTCCTTTTTGCGGTTGTACAACTTCTTGGATTGTATCACTTTTGGTTTGTAAGTTCTAGACCTTAGATTTTTGGCAATCGGATTAAACGATGTCTTTAGCTTTACCAATAATTGGTTTATATTTAGTTTTTCCTTCACTTTTATAGGCCCATAGGTAAGATGCTCTTGGTGTTCCCTCAACCCAACTAGCATGAATCCATCCGCTATTAGGTTCTCCTGGAGTATAGAACTCAAGAATTAACTGATCTGGCTGAAGGTTAGATTTTATCCAATCAAACAGTTCAGCATTGTCAACACCGATACATTCGAAATCTGCCGCCTCAGCTTTTGCATGTTGGCTGTTTTGACTCGATCCTATGGCTAGACACAGCTCTACGCTACGAAACCCACTTGTCACCTTAACTCTGCCGAAGTGGTCACGTACCGGTTGAAGTATGTTTTCACATAGTGATTTTAATTTTTCTATTTGTTCTGCATTTGGATTATTATTTATACCCTTTCTGATTGCAGTATCTGATTTAGTAAGTTCTGATAAAGTAAAATTACGACTTAGGTTCATTTTTATCCTCCATTTGGTAAAACATTTTATCTGTATCCTCAGTCACCATTGTTGTATCTTCCGCATCCCAATAAGTAGTTTGTACTTTATAGTCTGGCCAACTGTTATCAACAGTGTAGCTATTAACATGCCACAAAAGGCGATTATTAGGCTGACCTGCAAAATTGCCGTTATCAAGAGCCAGTATATGCGCACACTTATGTTCTTGAGGTATTTCAGAATGTTCAGTATCAAGGATGTTCGTGTCTGGGTGTGCCCAATCAACTGTGAATAAATATTTGCCATGATGAAATTTTTTATCAATGCCCATATATTTGCCATTTAAACCATCCAACCAATCAAAACAATGAACGCTAGGCCAATAGCTAAAACAATTCCATAATTCCAATTCTTGTACTGCCATATCAGGGACTTGATATCTTTCAAACTCTTTTTGAAAAAAAGCTGAGATAGGTAATCTCCAGTAGCATGCACCATTTGGAAGCATAATGTTAAATAGTAAAGCACGACCTGAAATGGAAGTAAGACCAAAGACAACACAGTCACTACTTTGTTTTTTATATTTTTCGTCCATGTCATAGAGATATTCTTTTCTTACTTTACA